ATACGAGATGCCCGAACCTTCCGATTTGGTCGGTGCTGCGCCGAACCCGGACAGCATAACCTCTTCTTCGAATGCACGATCCGAAGACTCGGTGGTGAAGATTTCAGCATGCTGGTTTTCATACCGAGCATACTCCATGCCGAACAGAGCGTTGAGACCGGGCTCAAGCTCTTTCGCAAGTTGTGCGCGCGAAATAGCCATTGTTCAGTCTCCTTACACGCCAGTCGTTGAAACAGTACCAGCAGCAATCGAACCATTCGGTGCGTTGAAGTGGTTGTTCAAACGGACAATTAGAGGGATACCAGCAGCCGTGAAATCCGTATTTTGCGGGTCATTTTGGATGCCCATGATGCGGAGTTGCAGGGTGTTGGTGGTGGCAATCGTGCTGACAGCCAGCGATGCCGACGAGTTACCGGTAGCAGTAGAACCGGAAGTCGCAGTGGCGAAGTTGGCGTTAGCAAAGACATGGCCGAGGGCCGTGGCTTCGTCGGTCAGCGAGGCATCCGAGGCAATCGTGAAGAGTTGCATCGGGTTATCGTAAATGAAGGCCTTGACGGGGAACGACGAGTTTGCACCCGATCCCGGCCAGAACTTCGAGAAAACTTTTTGGCCCGTGGTGGACGAAATAAATTCGCAGCCGCCAAAAACACCAAGAAGACTCACAGTGCCACCAGCCGCAGCACCGACGATGTCGATGAAGCCAGTGGACAAAGGAATCACCGGAGACCCGTTATAAATCGGGTTGGTGTTGTTGGATGCGATACGGTATTCCGTCGCCCCGGTCGTGTTGGTCGCCTGACCCAAGATCGCCATGGGACGGAGACCAAAGGAACCGATAGTGTTCGGCATGATCCTTGCTCCAGTTAATCGGACTTTTTACGTCCACCAAAAGATACCCGACTTTGCCGTTGTTGGTTAATCGGCATCGACGGATGTTGCTCCTTCATCAGGTCCTGATCCACAGCTTCCATTTGTTCGCGGGTCCGGCCCCCGTAATACGCGGTTCTTTCTTGGGCTGTCTCAATTGGAACACGAGTGAGAATTAGACCACCGTTTCCGATGACCCCGGCATGCCTGCCGTCCTCAATCGTGGGTGCTTGGTATCCCGGATGCTCGTCCGCACGGACCGGCTCATAGCCTTGACGTATGCGGTTGAACACGTTCCCATTGTCCTCTTCACCTCGAATTGAGGCGCGGACCCACCGATGCTTATACCCTTCGGGCGCAGTCGGGGCGTCAAGGACACTGGGCGGGGCCCAAGGTTTGCGGCGCGATTCGTTGTCGCGTGTTGCGCTTTCGCGCGGGCTTCTGTCGGTCATGCTCTCATTCCTTCACATATTTCGCGTATTCTTCCAGCGGAACGTTTAACCGTTTCGCCATTGCGACCTGAGAAGCGGTGAGCTTCACCGACCTGCGTCCCTGTACAGCAGCCTTCGAAGCACTCGACGCGGCAGAGGCGACCCGCGCTGGTGTGGCCGATTGAGCAGTCCTAAACTTGTCAGGGAACTCCCGACGAATTCGACTATCGATCTCACTATAATACTCATTGGACGTCGGGTCAAATCCTTCGTCTTCCACAAGAGTACTATGTAGCGCCATGGCCACAGCAGTAAGCACTTTATCCGTACCAAACCAATCGTTTTTCTCAGCCCAAGTCTGCGCTTTCCGATCTACGCGGACCTGCTGTTGGGGTTGAACGGGGGTTTCGACCCTCTGAACCTGCTGCGGTTGAGCCCCCGAACGCTGCTTCGCAATCCGAAAACGCTCCTGATCGATGGCAATTTTCGACATTTGCTCCTGAGCCAAAGCCAATGCTTCTGGATCGCCGGACTCATAAGCTTTTTTAAAGGCGTCTTTGGCCGCGAAAGACTGTGCCTCAAGACGAGTGCCATACTCACTCAAGTATCCGCTATCGAGACCGCGGACACGATTCTGTAGGTTTTGGTTTTCTTGATAAAGCTGCTCCGCTAAGCGCTGAGCCTCTTCCTTGTCGCGCTCTGCAGCGCGGCTCTTGGCTGTTAACTTGTTGATGCGGGTTTTGACCTTGGTGCTGTATTGGCCAAGCTCATCATCGTCATCATGCTGCGAGAGCGAAGTTTCCTGATCTCCGGACTCAATCTCCACCGAGACTTCGTCATCAAACTCATCGTTATTTTGGCTCATGTCCATTTCCTCAAATGTGCTGGATATCGTCAGGGTCTGCCAGTGTGGCAATCACCTCATCGTCATTGATGATGCGAACTTCTCCGCCATCAATGCGAAACCGAGAGCCTGCATAACGGCCAATGCAAACCCACTGACCCTCCGCGCACCACGGTTCTGGGCTGTCCCCAAACTTATTGGGGTCGCAGTAAGCCAGCGGGCCAATGCGTAGGACGTAGGCAACGACCGTCGCCAAAGCCTCCCGCTCACGAACTTGCTCTGGCAGGATCAGACCGCCTTCGGTCTTTATCTTGCCTTTATATGGCATAACCAAAACACGCCACCCAGTAGGCTGTGGGAGGCGATCAAGAAGGGTCTTCTCCAAGAGGGAGGGGTCAAGAACTCGATCACTGGAGTCCACGTAAGCTGCGCCTACGCCAGACTGTTCTGCGTCTTTTTCTTTTTTCGCTGATATGCGCTGAGCAATGTGCTCAGGAACGTAAAGTGTCTTCGACATCGTCGTCAGATTTCTCCAGCAGGGATTTCAATGATTCCCGCGCGTAGTCGAGTCCCTGAATCTCTCCTACGATCTGCCGATACTGCTCAATGTTTGTAGCGGCACCGAGAACGAGTTGATCCGCAAGCATTTCGCGGCGCTCGTCAAGTTGCTTATACATAGCTTTTGCAAAGACAACAACATTCATGTTTACCGATCCTTCTGGAGGCGCGCGGACCTCTGATCAGCAATGCGCTCACGCGCGACTTGGGTGCGCGCCACGGCTATCTGCTCTTGGACATCTATGCGGGCCGCGTCTGAGTTTGCGCGTTGCAGAATTTTCTGGTTCTCCAGCGACAGTTTCTGCTGGTCAATCTCCTGACGTTGGGTCTGATCCTTGTCTTTCAACGCAAGTTCCTGCATCCGAATCATTACCAATGGGTCTTGGCCATCACCCTGAGGCGGAGACAGTCTTGGGCCAAGCTCGGTCATCAAATCCGCAAGAACCTGAGCCACACGAGCCTCGACTTGGTCGGGAGTGAACTGAGGCGGCATAGCGGAGATTTGACCAATCTGCTGCAGAGCGTCCGGCAACGCAATCTCCCCGTTCTGGGCCGCCAAACCGAGTTGAGCCCCCATTTCGGCACCCTGCTGCTGCTTGAGTTGTGCAAGCTCAGCCTCAACCATTTCCCGCGCCTTCAGAGACAGATGCTGGAAAATATGGGCCGAAATGACACCAACGAGCATTGGCGTCATCGAAACCATGCCAAGCTGTAGCAACGCCAAGTGATTCTGAATGTGCGCGTCGTGATCCTGCTGCGGGAAGGCCTGCGGCACCTGACCTTGGATCAGCATGACTGACTCCAAGGCAGGGTCCTGAGGCTGGGGCTCTGGCGGCAGAGGCAGGAGTTGGTCGATGTTCTCAACCTCCAGCGCCTGATACATGCGACGATAGGCTTCGCGGAGATTGTGAAGCTCGGGAGCGGCCTGAGCCAATTGTAGCTCCGTCTGCGCCAAGGTGACCCGCTGCGACATCGAGAAGATGTTTGGATCAGAAACTGGAATTACGTCCACACGGTCGTCAAAGTCAGCTTGCTTGATCTCGGCCGGGGCCCCAGCAACGGCATATGGGTACACCGGCGGCAAGTTCTCAGCGATCACACGAGCCAACAGACGAAACTCAGCCTTCTGGGCATAGTGCGGGCGCTTATGGATGGCCGACATAACCTTCATGCCGCGCTCAAGCAGAGCAACAGTGGTGCCGACAGGAGCCTCGTTGTTGAGGTTGCTCATCTGTTGGTCGGCCAACGCAATGAAGCGGCGGCCGTCGTTTACCAGAGAGCCCAGCAACTGACCCAGCGTGGCCGACGGTTCTTTGTACGGCAGCGGAACCAAAGCGTTGCGAAGGTCCATGCCGGGGGCGTCGATCTCGCGCCATTCGCCGGGCTGGATGGGGCTGTCGTTGTCGCGGACGCGGATGCCCTTGGCCTTAAAGCCTGCAGGCAGGTTGGCAAGGGTGCCTGCGTCGATAAGCTGGCGAAGAATGGACGTGGCCGACCGACCAAGGCCACCAATCATGTGCACAAGGCCAAACCCGTAGAAACCAAGACCCGGCAGGAACTTGTAATGTACAAAATACTGACGCTTGCGCTTCAATGGGTCCACGGGGCTGTAATTGCGCTGGATCGACAGAACTTCGTTGGTGTCCTTGTCCACCGTGACGATGTACGGCAGCTTGAGACCTGTGGGCGTTCCGTCTACGGACATGTCCTCAAAGCCCTCAAGGTCAAGTTCCGCGTGGAACTCCAAAAGGGTTCGGATGTCGTCAGAGAAGCTCTTGGAGCGGCCATCAATCTCGTCAACCTTCTCCTTGACGATGTTTGTGGCGTCCGTGGAGTTGCCCTCGCCCAAATCGATGTCGCGATACGCTCCAGAAAGCTGCATCTTGCGGACGTCATTTCCCTGCATTTTGAGGACGTGAGTCGCGCGCGGAGTCGTGTCCAAATCAACGGCCGAATACGGCACAACCAAGTCCTGCGCGGGAACAAACTCCGAAACCTCGCGGCCGCGCACTGGATCGTAGTAAACCTTCTTGAACGTCGAGCCAGACAAGGGGAGATAGAACAACATTTGGTCCATGCCCGGATCGTATTCAGTCATGACCTCCATGATGCGGTAGTTCATGAAGTTCTTGACGCGGGCGGCTTGA